CCGTGTTGTTTGTAGTCAAGCTTGGGCCTGACTGCTACAAAGATACCACTCGGTTCCCTAGTGGCCCGAGTTGCAAGGAGGGTGACTTTGTCATCATCCGCCCTAATTCAGGTACGCGCCTGAAGATCCATGGCCGTGAATTCCGCATCCTCAATGATGATTCGGTTGAAGCAGTCGTGGAAGACCCCCGTGGCATTACACGTGCATCATAAGGAGTTAACACATGGCACAAACTGAGTTTAAAGATGACTTTAAGTTTCCTCATGAAGAAGAGGAGAAATCTAAGGGTAAACCCGTAGATACAGAAGATGAAGGTTTTGAGGTAGAGATTGAAGACGATACCCCCGAACCTGATAGGGGCCGCAAGCCCATGAAAGAACCCGTTGAAGAGCCTACAGAAGACGAGTTAGCCTCGTACGACGAGAAGGTTCAGCAGCGGATCAAGAAATTTACACGCGGTTACCACGACGAGCGCCGTGCTAAAGAAGAAGCACTGCGCGAGCGCGAGGCGGCTGAGAAGATGACCAAGCAGTTGTGGGACCAAAACCGCAAACTGCAGGAGCAAGTATCGCTGGGATCAAGAGCGTACATTGAGCAGTCAAAAAGCTCTGCTGAGATGGAATTTGACAACGCCAAAAAGCGTTTTAAAGAGGCTGTTGAGTCCGGAGATTACGATGCGCAGACTGAGGCGCAGGTAGAGATTTCGCGGGCAACACTGAATTTAGATAAAGTTCAGAACATGAGGCCTTTACAAGTCGAAGAAAATGATGTACAAATACAACAACGCAGTACCACTGCACCTACGACAGACCGCGATAACCGCTGGATGTCGAAGAATACGTGGTTTGGCACTGATCCTGAAATGACAGCTTCCGCCCTCGGGTTGCATCAGAAGCTGGCAAAGGAGCAAGGTGCTGGATTCATCGGTTCCGATGATTACTACAAACGAGTAGACGCTACAATGCGTCGAAGATTTCCTGAGTATTTTGACGATACTCAGAGCTATGAAGATGACGCCCCTTCTAAAAAGGCATCAGAACCGGTTTACGAGGATGAACCTCCGCGCCGTGCAACAAAGCCCGCTAACGTGGTGGCCCCGGCCTCCCGTAGCACTCCGCCTAATCGTATTAGGCTGAAGGCATCCGAAGCAGCGATTGCTCGCCGTCTTGGGGTTCCTTTGGAAGAATACGCTAAACAGGTTGCTCAACTAAGAAGAGGTGAATAATGGATCAAGTACAAACGGCTACTAAAGCGCAAAACCGTTCAGCTCGTGAGCTGGACACACGCCAGACGATGCAACGCCCTGAAGCGTGGCGTCCACCTGAGACGTTACCTATGCCCGAAGACCGTCCCGGTTGGAAACATAGATACGTTCGCACTAGTACGATGGGTATGGCTGATCCCAGCAACATTTCTTCTAAGTTACGTGAAGGATATGAACCCTGCAAAGCAGAGGATTATCCCGAGCTTATGATGCACGCCACCGTTGAAGGCCGCTTTAAAGGCGGCATTGAAATTGGTGGGTTGTTATTGTGCCGTATTCCTGAAGAGTTCTTAAAGCAGCGTGCCGAATATTACGACAAGCAGAATAAGTCTCAGATTGACTCGGTGGATAACAATTTTCTTCGTGAAAATGATCCTAGGATGCCTCTCTTTTCAGAGAGAAAAACTAAGGTTACTTTCGGTTCTGGTACTTAAATTTATAGGAGTCTTAAATGGCTTATCCTACAGTCTCGGCCCCTTACGGTCTAAAGCCTGTAAACCTAATAGGTGGACAGGTATTTGCGGGTGCAACCCGCCAAATGGAAATTGCAAGTGGTTATGCCACCAGCATTTTCTACGGTGATTTGGTAAAACGTATTTCTGATGGAACTATCCAAAAGGACACTGGCACAACAACTGCCACACCTTGCGGTATTTTCTTAGGCGTAAGTTTTACTAACAGCTCAACCGGTCAAATCCAGCAACAGCAATTTTATCCAGCGAGTCAGTCTATCAAGTCTGGCACAAAGATTTTTGCAGTTGTTGCAGATGATCCTGATACGCTGTTCCAAGTAGCTGTTGTGTCTGGCACGACTGTTATTTCTGGTGTTGGCATTACCGCCATCGGGAATAACGGCACGTTGGTACAGAATGCAGGTAGCTCCACTACTGGTAATTCAGCAGTGGCTCTTTTGGACAGTACTGCCACAACCAATACTCTGCCTATTCGTATCATTGATGTAGTTCGGGACACCGCTACTGCTGCCGATAACTTCCCTGAAGTTATTGTCAAGATCAATGCGACTATGCATCAGTACAACAACGCTACTGGCGTATAAGGAGCATAAATCATGGCTATTTCCCGCGCACAACTACTTAAAGAACTGCTCCCCGGCCTGAACGCTTTGTTCGGTATGGAGTACGCTCGTTACGGTGAACAACATAAAGAAATTTATGAAACCGAAACTTCAGAGCGTTCGTTCGAAGAAGAGACGAAACTGTCTGGTTTCTCTGCCGCACCTGTCAAAAATGAAGGCTCAGCCATCAGCTATGACAATGCACAGGAAGCATGGACAACTCGTTACAACCACGAAACCATCGCTTTAGGCTTCTCCATCACTGAAGAAGCTGTGGAAGATAACTTGTATGACTCTTTGTCAGCTCGTTACACCAAAGCATTGGCCCGTGCTATGGCTTACACCAAGCAAGTTAAGGCTGCTGCAGTCTTGAACAATGGTTTCACTAACTCTGCCGTTTATTACGGTGGTGATGGCGTGCCTTTGTTTAGCACAGCACACCCCTTGATCTCCGGTGGTACTAACAGCAATACCCCATCTACTCAAGCTGATTTGAACGAGACTTCTTTGGAAGCCGCCGTTATTCAGATCGCTGCTTGGACTGATGAGCGTGGCCTGTTGATCGCTGGTAAGCCACGTAAGTTGATTGTTCCTCCTGCACTGCAGTTCACGGCAACTCGTTTGCTTGAGACTTCACTGCGTGTTGGTACTACTGACAATGATATCAACGCGTTGAAAAACAACGGTTCTATCCCTGAAGGTTACACAGTCAACAACTACTTGACAGACACAAACGCTTGGTTCTTGTGTACTGACGTGCCTAACGGTTTGAAGCACTTCATCCGCTCTCCTTTGGAGAACAAGATGGACGGTGACTTTGACACTGGTAACGTCCGTTACAAGGCCCGTGAGCGTTACAGCTTCGGCTGGTCTGACCCATTGGGCATGTTTGGATCTTCCGGTTCAACCTAATAAAACGGCCTCACGAGGGCTATTTAGGGCCACCTTCGGGTGGCCTTTTTCTTGTCATAAAGTTAAACTACGATGGACTTGCAGCCGCGGTGGTTGCATAAACACAGGGGCACATCATGAAATTTGAAATGGAATTTGGTTACTTTGGTAACAACAAGCTGTCTATTGAGACACACGATTTTGAGATGATTGAGATTTTCCAGAAGTTTGTGGAATTTCAAGAAAACTACGGTTGGGCAGTTGAATATGATGTCGTGCTTAGCGATGAAGAGTTTGAAGACGAAGACGACACTGAAGAAGAATTAGACGGTGCTGAGACTGAAGCCGCTGCAGAAGCTGAAGATAACAAGTAATACTAAGGGGCTTCGGCCCCTTTTTTCTTTTTGGCTTTTTTAGCAATACGCTCATCGTGATGGTGAATACGGTGGCAGTTGGCGCATAGCACAATACACTTTTGGACTTCTTCCATAGCCCGTTTGAACGCACGGTTTTTTATCAACTTATTAACCGACTCTTCCTTGGTGCTGCTGTCTACGTGGTGGAAGTCAAACGTAGCAGGGTGGTCTTGCCCACACTTCACGCAAGCTAATGTAGCTTTAAAGCTACGCCACTGATCTTTATACGCCTTGGCCGAGGCTTTACTTGCCGCAACTACAACCGCTTTATTGTTGGCATAGTACGTACTTGCGTACGTTCTTTGTTTAGTTTGCTTAACTTTTGGGTCTTTATACGGCATGTTTAATCCGATACCGCCAGTACAACGCCGTTTTTAAACCCCAAGGTTGAGATGGCTCAAACATTTTGAAACCTGTAGCTATCAAACTGTTAGCAGATGCGGGGTTTTCGTTGGTGTCAGTGATGACCCAGTTCATGCCTAACGCTTTGGCTTTGCGAACCCGCGCTTTAATAAACCTCTTCT